AACCTATGTAAGGCTCTGGATAAATCATTTCCCTGTGGATTAAATATGGACGCTACCGGATAGATTCGTCCGGTAAAATCTGCCTGCCATACATGATAGAAAGGAGCATCTTTGTAATACAAGGCAGTATCTAACAAAGTCAAGCATTGAAATCGTTTCATCCTGTCGTGTGCGTTCTGATCATGGATTAAACTGGCTGCCTTTCTCCACTTCAATCTTCCGTCTTCATTAGTATCAATATCAAATGGTTTTGGTGGTAGTGGCAATGTTTCAGCATCAATCAAACAGCCTACTTCTAACCCTCTATCCCAACAGCCTTGAGCAATTTCAAGAATATCTGTATTTACCTCCCATTGAGTATTCTGTAAACAATTTAGTGCTTGAAAAAATGCTGTTGGTCTTTTTTCTGATACTTCTTCTAAGTAAGAAAGATCCCTACTCTTAATCGCTTTGATATGTTGCAGTCTTTTACTATGAAACCCCCCATCAATGGTGCTAGACCATTCAATAGGTTGTTCTACACAGGGCATATAGATTGGATAGCTTGCAAACCTATTGACCCTCTGCCTTTTCATCCATTCGTTAATACTTTCCGTAAACTCCACATAATTTTGTGAAGTCTTTCCCATTCTTTTTGATACGACCTTAACCATACCCAAGGTATTAATAAGAAGATCCAATAGTTTCATGCCAATGCGTAGCTTTTCTTCCTTCGCCCAGTGTTTAAAAATAAACCCTCGACTATTCATATGACCTATCATCATATTGCGTCTATAACGTGGATGAGTTGTATCAGTTATGTGTTTTTTTACCGCAGTGAAATGTCGTTTATCGCTCTCCTCAAAGACACTAAACCGCATCTCATCTTCTAACAAATGACCTGTTTGTATGGCTATATGTGTAGCTGTATTACCCTGTGATGCACCATCAATGATTGCCTTAAAAGCAATAAAAGCTACGACATCTACATCAGGAAACTCAGATAGTCTTACAGCAGCAACAGCCTTCGGGCCTGGTTTTCCCCTCCAAGCCCTATTAATAAAAGACTGTATTGCTTTTGAATAGGGACCAAGACCAGCAGAGATCATGCTTCTTGCATAATCATTCTCTGACTCTTTACCCTTCTGAATATTTAACTGGACTTTTCGTTGTCGGGAATCATACCCCCGATCACACATTTCTTGCTCTATTTTTTGTTGTTTACTCATGTTTCAACAACTTCCAGGCATAAATCAATAAATTCAATTCATCAATTCTTGCCTCAGCATTTTCTATACGTTCATCAATAGCACGTTCTCGATCATGCCGATATTTATTTAAATTTACTACGTTAGTCATTTGATACTTTGTACTGGGTTATCAATTCAGATAGGTCCTGTAATAGATCATCACATTGACTGCGTAAATCTACGACAGATTCCTTACCTTCATCAATCAACTTAGCAATTTCTTCTAACGTGTACTCTCTGGTGCTGAAAGTTTTACCACATTCCTTACAAGTTCTTGACCTCCACACATAAGAAGCGTTAGGTCGGTCTCTTGTCTGACCATAAGCAATACTATTGCTACCGCACTTAGGACATTGAATCATTACTCTCCTTATCCAATGTTAAAAACTTATCGTCAAGTTTTTGTATGCACATTTCCCATGCGTCATCATGGCTAATATCTAACAACTTAGATAACTCAAAAGATAATTCTTTTAAATGACTAGCAATGGCATTAAGACTGTACGGATAATCACTCATTGGTCTACCTCCTCTAATTGTTTTTTTTGATAACCAATTACTGTATCAACTAACTCATGTATTAAGTCTTCTGGGATTTCTCGTTCAATTACTTTCTCATCTATTAACTTGCCAATATGTATGCAGATAAGACTAAGTTCAGCATCAGTAAATTGCATTTACCTACCTCCCTGGAACTGGATCTCTGCGTGTTGTAAAGACTCCCAATACATTCCATTACCATCATCATCAATAAGAATAATAGAATGTCTATCAAGGTCCATACACACCTGCTTAACGACCCTACCCTCATCCTCACTAGATAAAGTTATACAACTTCCTATAAGAAATTCGATAGGGATATTAGAAAAGTTTTTTACTTTCATAATTAAATAAAAATCTGGGACAATAGACTCAAAAGAGCCTGTTAAAAATTCATTTCAAAAAAATTCTTAATAGGTTCATTTAAAGTTCGGCTAAGGATAATAAGCAGCTAACATCTAAAATAAATAAATAAAAAAAGAAAGAAGCCTAGAATTAACTAGGCTTATCTTCTTCTTTAACATCAAGAGCTTTATATTCTGCTAGTAGCTGTTCGTTAGTTAGCTCCATTTCAAAATACAATCTCTCTATCTCTGCACGTTTAGCAGCTTTTAATTCTGCTTCCTGGTCGTAGTTGTTAGAGGTCATTTATACAACCTCCTTAATTTTTATATCGTATAGTTCACCCTTATAAGTTTGAACTAAGCGAGCATGGATTTTTAAAAGACATTCAATATCATAAGGTAATAAATTTGAATGCTTATACCATCTATGAACTAAATGTACTGGTTCATAATTCCAGTCTTGAATAGTGCCATCTTCTAAAATTGGACATGAAACAAGTTGATTTTCATAACCTAGCCAAAAGGCACGTTTAAAATGTAATGATTGAATCATTTAATTAATTAGTTACTGGGCAGTTTTTGTAACTCCTCTGTAGCTCTAAAGAGCTACTAAAGAACTACTAGAATCCTCTATTAAGAGAATCCTTTAAAAGGTCCGCAGACCCTTTAAGGGATTGTCTAAAAGGTTTATTCACCTTGAGTAAAGTGATATAAGAGATTACTTCCCATGATCTCTATTTCCTCTATTTGTCTTAACCTGGCTAAATAGCCTAGATCTACTGAATCATCCATAATCCCTATTACTGAAGACATATCTTCAAAAGATGCTCTTGATGGTATTTCAGCAAGCCATTCAAATAAACAACTATTAGAATAATCAGCAATATTATCAGCAATAGATTCTCTTAAAGCATCTTGTAAGTTGTCATAAGTTAGTTCTTCATCATCTGAATAGTATTCAAGGAAACTTGAAACAAGATCTTTTATTGTTTCATACCTCCAATCATTAGGTAATTCATCCATATGAAGTTCCCTTATTAAATCTTGATACTTATTCTTTGATTCATCCTTAAGAAAGAAATAACAAGAATTGTCTTCCCTTCTTTCCTGGTTGAAACTGTCGTTAAGATCTTGTAATTGATCTCTTAGCGTTTCTGTTTTAGTAATCATTTGATTAATTAATAACTGGGACTTAGGATCTACTTGTGGTAGTCCTATGCGTAGGATATATGAGGTATGACATCGATAAAATAAAATAACAAATATTGAAACAAAACTTAACAATTAGACCCTAAATACCTACTAACTGGATTATAAGTCCAGTAAAAACCTAGTTATATCAACTATTTACAAAGACTAGCTACTAATTCTGCATAAAAATCTACACATAAGGGGGGATTTTTATTTTTGTATATATGCGTAAACCCTTCAAATTTTTGTTCCAAAA